CGGTTGTTTTCCTGAACCGTTTCTTGTATGGTTAATGGAAGGCTCCCGTTTCTCTCCAGACGGTTGTAGCTTGGGGCGGTTGGCTTTCATCCCCGTTGTGCCGACCGCCCTTTTTCATTTAACCCATTGCAAAATAAGAAAAAACCCGCTAAATTAATAGCGGGCTGTTTCTCATTGTGAAGTATGTTTCGGGGTGCGGGTTATAGGTCGCCGCTCTGGTTCATTGGGTTGTAACCCGTTGGTTTCGGTTCAAGTTTAATTATCGTTTCGGTTACATTGTCATCAATCGGGTTGTCGTAAGTGTCAAAGGTTGATAGGCGGTCAAATAACGCATGAACCGCCGTTTCATCTGGCGCGTCAATTTCGTAGGTTTTAGTGCCTGAAAATTGAACAGTTACGGTAAATTGTGGCATGGTTTCCCCCTATTCGGTTTCGGTTAGGTTTAGGTTAGGTTCGGTTTCGGATTTAGACCAAGGGACGCGCTCCCACGCGCCCCCGATAGGTAACCGCAGGTTTCGGCGTTCGGTTTCGTTGAACGTGTCGTAATCGTCATCTGTCCAACCGTAACCGCCCGACCAACACAAATCCGGTTCGTGAACGTTGTAAATGATCCAACCCATCATTGTCTCCCGTTCGGTTCGGTTAGGTTTTCGGTTAGGTTATCAATAACCCGCTTCAAAGCGGTTAAATCGACGTTATACGGGTTGTTATAAGGTTCCCCCGATTTATCCGCGATAAATTCCAATAGGGCATCAATCGCGGTTATAATGTCTTGATCGGTTATTTTTGTCATGGTTTCCCCCCTATACGTTATGGGTTTCATAATTGCGGATAACAAATCCGGATTGATCCCGTTTCGCCTTATGGCCTTTAGGGGATAACCCGACGATAACCCCTTTAGGATCAAGAAACCGCAAATCGTGCAAATCGCCATTGATTACCGGATGACCTAAATACGTTTCCGGTAAACCGTGGTCGAAAATAGCCGCCACGTTAACCCCCCGCTCTAATAGCGCCCGCGCAATCGGTTCGTTTGTTTCCGATAGGCTAAACGTTAAATGATAATTAGGCGGTAGTTTCCGATTAAATCGGTTAGGGTTTTTCGTATAGTCCAGAAAAGGTGTTTCCGGAAACGCGCTCATAATGTTAGGGTAAACCTTACCGTTAACCGTAACCGCAACACCTTCATAAGCGATATCGGTGGAACCGTTAGGGCGGATAGCGGGTTTTAAACCGTCTTTTTTAGCGTTATCGATTAGTTTTTGAACGTGATAGGCGAATTCTTGCATATATTCGGAACGGTATTTCATAAAGAAAACCATTTTGCGCTTGCGGCTATCCCGTACGGTTTCCGACATTGCAGCTTGTCCGGAATGTTCCCCTAAGCATAACGCAATGCATCCGGCGCTTGCGTGTGAACAAAGGTTTCCTACCCCGCCCGATTTATGCGGAGCGCCATAATTGATCCCGTTAAGGTAACCGTATGAATTCGCCTTAACCGCCTTAGGGCTATCAACCGAAAGAAACCGTCTGAATTGTATTTTCATTTAAACCCCCGTTTAAATCGGATCAGGATTGATCCTGTAATTCTCATAAATGCGAATCAGTGAATTGACAAGCGAAAAATGCTACTAAGTGAAAATTAAATTCTCTTTTTTAGTAATTACTGAAAAGGCGAATTAGTGGCGGGTTTATGCTTTATAATATAAGGCGAAAAATTAATTTCAATTTATCGCTTGCAATCAACAAAAAATTGATTTACAAAAAATACGTGCAATGGCGCACACCATAAACGGGGGTTTATAAAATGAACGATATCTCATACAACCAAAATCGCTTTGCTATCAATAACGCAATCCGCTTGCCAAGCGCCACCTATGCGGAGCGCCCGCACGATAGCCGATCCGATCAATTTAAGCATATTCCGACAATTGTTATCGTTGAGAATATGGCAAAGGCGGGATTTGTTCCGGTTCGTGCAAGCGCCCGCAATGTCCGCAATCCGGATAAAGAAGGGTTTCAAAAGCACGTTATCCGCTTTCGTCGTGAACAGGATGCGGATTTACGCCTTGCAAGAGTAGGGGAAACGGTTTCCGAAATTGCATTGCTTAACGCTCATGACGGAACAAGCGGCCTTAATCTTATTCCGGCCTTGATGCGTTTAGCGTGTTTAAATGGTTTAGTAATTCAGGATGAAACTTTAGGCAAAATATCAATTCCGCACCGTGGCGCGAATATCGCGGATCGGATTATTGAAGGAAGCTATTCTGTTATTGAGCGGGCGGATCAAGGCGCAATTGCTTCGGAATATTGGAGTAAGATTAACCTATCCCCTGAAAAGGCGCTTGAATTTGCGGATCGGGCGCTTTCGATTAAATATGTTACCAAGGCGGGGGAAAAGCGGGATGACATATGCCCGATTGAACCGCTTCACTTATTGCGCCCGCGTCGATATGGCGACAGTGGCGCTGATTTGTGGAAGACGTTTAATCGGGTTCAAGAGAATTTAATCAAAGGCGGTCAAGGCGGGCGGATCGGGGATAAATTCCGTTCGTCGCGGGCGGTAAAGAGCGCTGAAAAGGATATCACATTAAACGCGGCGCTTTGGGGGCTTGCGAAAGAATACGCCGAAGCGGCCTAAGGCGGGCGACAAAATAAAATGGATTAGGGGGCTAAAAGCCCCCTTTTCTTATTGAATTATTAATCAAATCACTTTAATCTGTTTTTTGTCGGAATGATCCGACGATATCAGAAACGGGGGTTTCTTATGACGCTATCAAACGCAATCGCAACATTGGCCGCTGAATTAGCCGCAAGTCTGGAATTGAATGAAAAATTAGCCGCCCGCATAGAGGCGCTTGAAAAGGCCGGAAACTATCAGGCTGGAATATTGGCCGCGCATAGTGAGAGATTATTGGAGATTGAATTAAGCGCGGGGGAATGGGTTCCGGATATCCAATGGCACAAAGATAACGGCTATCAATTATGAGGCCCGCGATTTTAAAGGCCGCAATGGCATAAGGCGGCAATAAATATATAAGGGGAATATGGAAGGGGGGGCGAAAGCTTCCCTTTTCTTTTATCTGATAGCAGGGGATTAATGCGCTGGACAAATAGGGCGGAATATAAGGAAACAACCCCTTTTCTTCCATCAGGGGTTAGGGGGGAGCGTGCGGATCATTTTGTATAATTACTAAAAAAGCAAATTACTAAAAAAGAGAATTACTGATCGGATCATTTTCACTAATTACTAAAAATGCAACTCAGCGCCCGCGCTTATCCGCGCCCGCACGTTTCCGGATCATGTGAGATTGATACGCTACGCAATGGCCCGCCCGCGCCCGTGCATAGGCGGCTATCTGTAGGGGATAGCGTATAGACACATACCGCGTCTGTTCACGGTCTGTTCCCTGCCTTAGTCTGTTCACGGTTTGTTCTGGATATGTCCGTGCTGGATCTGTTCACGTTTTGTTCCAGCCTATTGGCGACCCCCGGACCCCCCTTTTCTTGGAGGGGTGGGATGGGAAAAGGGACCCCCCATCCCCCTAAACTACCCTAACTTTTCAGTAATTCGCACTTTTGCACACACCCTCACCCCTTTTTGGGACCCCCCCATACCCAATTGCGTATGCGGCGGCTTTATGCGGGTTTGCGTATACCAAAGTACAATCTTACTGGCGGCTATTATACCGAACCGCCCTTTTGGTATAATCTATTGCCCTACGGGATTATTTTTGTAGGGCAATGTTTGCGGCCCCTTAAAACGGAGAAACCGCCAGAGTTTCCCCTGACGGTTTCTTGAGACCCGCCGACCGCGACGCGACCGCAGTCCATTGTTCTCCATTAGCGGCTATGCTTTACGGGTGGTAGACTTGACGCTGTTCTGCTTTGTTCTACCCAAGACGTGGAAACAGCAAAAACACGCCGCCCCGTAAACTATATACGTATATTAACGTCTGACCTTACATCCAGATACAGTACGATATTTAAGCTTGCGTACTATATATGGCGGCAATAAAAAATTGTCAACTAACCGCAGACCATGCCGCAGTAACCCAGAGTATCGCTGTATACGCTTTTGTCTGACTTCTCATCCCACTGGTAATCCCACCGCCAAGCCATGCATTTTTGACCAATGCATGCACGGCCCATCTCTAACCCATCATAGATAAGGACGCGGTTATTCATGCCCGCACCAACCGACATGGGGCATATTTTTTTGGCCGCCTCTTCCTGCGTAATCATGTAAGGAATATTAGACATTGCTTTTCCCCCAATTAGTGGTAATAAAAGTTACATAGTTTCAAGGCATTATACGTTAATCAATGGGGAAAATCAAATGCCGACACCTAAACTGTCTGTTGAAGTTCTAATTGAAACTTTAAAATTATTAGAAGCAAACAACCGCAGACCAAGCATAGCGGCTAAGGCGGGGAACATATCCCCTAATACATTTAACCATAGAATGAAGATGGCATTTGAAAGGTTTCCTAACGGGCTGGACGATGTCAAAATAGAAAAACCAACATCCGCTTGGACATACCCCCGGATGAAAACTATTGAAGCGCCGGGGACAAAATGGATCATAGGGTCCGATCTGCACGTGTGGGACGGGGAACCCACTTTAATTTACAAAGCGTTTGTTAAAATAGCCAAAACCCTTAAAGTCGATGGGATAATCTTAAACGGGGATATTATCGACGGTGCGCGAATCAGCCGCCACCCATCCGTCCGGGGTTCCAAAGCCCCCAAGATTGAAAAAGAAATAGACACCGCCAAGAAATGGTTACGCCTCCTTCCAAACGCCAAATACAAATTATGGACCTTGGGCAACCACGACATTCGGATTGACAATTACATCGCCGCCAACGCCTCAGAACTGGACGGCTACATCCTATCCCTGCATGAACATTTTACGGATTGGGATTTTTCTTTTGCGTTTGATATAAATGGAACAGAAGTCCGCCACAGGTTCAGGGGCGGCATCCACGCTGGGTGGAACAATGCCCTACATGGCGGGATCAGTATAGTTACGGGGCATACGCACCAGTTACAGGTAACCGCTATGCGGGATCGCAATGGTTCACGGTGGGGCGTGGAGACTGGGATGATGGCGGACCCTACTGGCCCGCAGTTTCAATATTCAGAAGGAACCCCGTCCCGGTCACAGCAAGGTTTTGCGGTCATTTCGTATGATGAAGACGGGACAATGTTTCCGCCGGAACTCTGTGAAATGATTAATGGCCGCCCCGTGTTTAGGGGCGACCACGTATTTTGACCAAGAAAAGGATTACGCTTCCTCTTCTTCATCCTCTTCGGAATCATCGCTCTCATCTGGATATTCGTACTCAACTTCAATTTCGACCAGTTTATCTAAACCGTCCTCATCCTTTTCAATTTTAAGGACAGGAAGTTCAAATGCGGCGGCCATAAGGTCAAAATCATCCGCAACTTCTTGAAAACTGTTGCCGTATGGGGTGCAACCCTCATCCGACCAGAACTCAATCTCACCGTCGTCGTCGTAAAATACTTCACGGATGGTGTACGAATCTTCACTGAAAATGTCACCCTCAGTGGCGGGTTCCATAATAACGCGGTAGTTCCAAGACATGTTATCGTTCCCTATGTTGAAAGAATCTGATGATATTGTAAAAACTGGGATTTCTCCCAAAGTCCATTCAAGTGTAACGTTAGTCGCGGTCAAACCCATGCAAACCTCCTATAAGGGGGACAACGATACACTATATCAGATTCTCATCACTTTGATGACGAAACTTTCTTTTTGGGAGCAAATTCTTCGCATGTGTTCTTTTCAAATGTCACCGCCGCCCGTCTAATATCCCTGACAACATCCCCGGAAGATGCATTAAAATGGTCATATAGGCGGTCATTAATAGGGTTCATGCAGTTAAACCCCGCATCTTGGGCGTATACCCATTTACAATTAGCGCAAATCTTTTCCATTATTTTCCCCCCGGTAAGACTTTTTCCAAAAATTGTTCATAATCTTTTAAAAGATTATTATGCGCCCGCTGAAGGCCTTCATGTTCCCGCTGTAACCTTTCATATTCTTTGGCGGCCCCCATCCAGCTTTCGCGGTAAAAATCCCGGCTTTCTTTGTATTCTTCCGGGTCAAGCCTATCAATTTGGGATTTTAAATACTCATTCTCAGCGTATAGCTGTAACCCCAGCGCCCCCGCCTGATCACTTTCCCGTAACCCCGCCATGCGGACGGTTTCCATGTTTATAACCTGTTCGCGAAGCCTAATAACAGTTTTTGCAAGGTCTGCGCGGCCACTGATCCAGTTTAATAACCGCCAAAACCAATTACGTTGCGTTGAAACTTTGTTTGCTACGGACCACGGGTCATATTCCCGCGCTTCACGCAATTCACGCAATCCTTTTAATTCAACAATTCTTGGATATTTTTCTCTTGGATATTGTTCACGCATGTGATCACCTTTCTATGAGAGCGCCTCAGGGACTTGTATTTTAATCAACTTTTACGATATAGTAAACAGAAAGGAGTAGAAAAATGAAAGCTATACAAAACGCCAACCGTTCCGCTCCGGTCGCAAAAGACGTGGAACCAGCCCAAGAGCAAAAGAAAAAAGGCCGTAAACGCAAAGTTACGGACGACGCCATGATGCGTAAAACCATTATGGGTCTGGCTAAACGGGGTACAAAACTGGACGATATTGCGGATATTGTTGGAGTATCCCGCGCATGGCTTACACGGGAATACGGAAATGAAATCAAAAACGGGCGGCAAATAGCTAACGCGCTGGTTGTGGAAAACCTTTACCAGCAAGCAATGAAAGATACACCTTCCTCCATTAACGCTGGCATTTACTTAACCCGCGCACAAATGGGCTGGAAAGACAAGCCAGACCAAACAGACATTGCCCGCCCCCAAGTTATTTTTGACTTTGGGCAGTTATCTTACGAAGAACGTGCGTACCTTATTGATAAGGTCCGTGACAAAATTGGCGGTCCCCGCATCATAGAAGGCGAAGTTTTTGATGAAATCACCCCAGAGTAGCCAACTTTTACACGCTAAAACATTAGAAGAAGCGATTGAACAATACCCGGAAGATGCTGCGCGGGAATTAGAACGCCTTAATTTTGAAGAAAAAATGGTGGACTTTGTTGCGGGTGCTTGGAAATACATTGATCCAAATCCGTATAAATACGGCTGGCATCTTGAGGCTATTGCGGAACATTTACAGGCGGTAGCAAAGGGTGAGATTCGCCGTCTGGTCATTAACGTCCCGCCACGTACATCCAAATCATCTATGGTATCGGTCTGTTTCCCCGCTTGGGTGTGGTCGCAATCCGCAATTGGTCCATTGTCTGGTCCACATGTACAGTTTCTTTATGCGTCTTACGCTCAATCCCTTTCTATCCGCGACTCTATTAAAACCCGCCGCCTTTTAGAATCTCCGTGGTATCAACGCCATTGGGGCGACAAATACAAAATTGTTTCCGACCAAAACACAAAAGTTAGATTTGACAATAACAAAGGCGGATACCGTCTCGCAACCTCCGTTGACGGCGCGCTTACGGGTGAGGGCGGCTCTATTATTGTGGTCGATGACCCTCACAACGCAAATGAGGTTGAATCGGATCTTGTCCGCCAAGGTACATTGGAATGGTGGGACCAATCTATGTCCACCCGTCTCAACGATCCCAAAACTGGCGCTTACGTTGTTATTATGCAGCGGCTGCACGAATCTGACCTTACGGGCCATGTTTTGTCTAAAGACACGGGAAATTGGGTTCACCTTTGCCTTCCAATGCGGTTTGAGACTGATCGCAGATGTATTACGCCGTGGTACGTTGATCGGCGCGAAGAGGGAGAATTGTTGGTTGACGACCGTTTTGGTGAGGACGAAGTTGCGTCATTGGAAAGCGCCCTTGGCCCATTTGCGGCTGCTGGTCAACTTCAACAGCGCCCCAAGCCCAAAGGCGGCGGTATTATAAAGCGTGATTGGTGGGTTTTATGGGATGAGACGGTGTCGAACGCTCAAGGATTACGTAAAAACGTATTTCCACCGTTTGAATACGTAATATCATCGTTGGATACCGCTTACACCACCAAACAGGAAAACGATTATAGCGCCATGACAACATGGGGCGTGTGGACAGACCGCCAAGAAAACCAAAGAATTATGTTAATTCATGCGTGGCAAGACCGACTTGAGTTTCCGCAATTGGTACAAAAAGTCATTAAAGAATGTAATGATTATAAAATTGATAAACTTTTAATTGAATCTAAAGCGGCTGGATTATCCGTTGCTCAGGAACTTCGTACCCATTTTGCGCGGGAAAACTGGGGTATTCAATTGGTTGATCCGGGGCGTGGGGATAAAGTCGCACGTACTTACGCAATTCAACATCTTTTTGCGGAAGGAATGATTTACGCCCCCGATATGGAATGGGCGGAAAAGGTTATTGAACAAGCGGAATCATTCCCTAAAGCAAAACACGATGATTTGGTTGATAGCATGACGCAAGCACTCTCACACTTGCGTGTTATTGGTTTTGCGCGTAAACCAGTAGAAATAGTAGCGGAAAAGACTGAAAGTATGCTATATAAGTCCAGTCGCAATCAACAATTGTACCCGGTGTAACCTATGCCATTAGCGCCAATGAACATTCGCCAAGTTCCCGTTTTGGGAAGTACGCCAGATGATTTCGGCGCATTTGATATGGATATGGCGGCGGAAAATGTTGAAAACGTTGAAGTTAATCCAAAATCCCCGTATGTAAAAGTTGAGTTGCCAGATGGCTCCGTAACCATTTCTTTTGGTGGACCCCAAAAGAAAGAAGACGAAGAGGATGGTGATTTCCACGAAAACTTAGCAATGCACTTGGATAATAGTTCATTAGGCCAAATTGCCAGTGAACTTGTCCGTTTAATTGAACAAGACAACGAATCCCGCCAAGAATTGCTTCAGCAATACGTTATGGGTTTGGATTTGTTGGGGACAAAAATTGAAACGCCACGGTCCAATGCGACGGACGGTTCTACGGCGGTTGAGGGACAAGCAACAGTACGCCATCCATTGCTTCTTGAGTCAATCGTACGGTTCCAAGCCAATGCCCGTGGTGAGTTGCTTCCATCCAGCGGCCCCGTAAAAATTCGCAATGACGGATTAGATAGCGCCAATATCAATGCTCAAGCAGAATCTTTAGAACAAGATTTTAATCATTATCTTACGGTTACGGCATCTGAATATTACCCAGATACGGAGCGTATGTTTTTTGCTTTAGGGTTTGGTGGAACCGCTTTTAAGAAAGTATATTACTGCCCTATTCGCCGCCGCCCGGTGTCAGAATTTGTCAGCATTCCGGAAATTATTGTTTCAAATGCTGAAACAAACGTAGCTACAGCGCAGCGTATTACGCACGTTATTAAAATGTCCCCAAGCACCCTTAAAAGGCTTCAGCTTGTGGGTATGTACAGAAATGTACCCCTTTCTTCCGCGCAACCAGCCAAAAATAACGTAGTTGAGGACAAATTAGAGCAAATTATGGGTGTTATCCCCCGTAATATATCTAATACGGATAACCAACCCCGCGAAATTTATGAGTGCTATTGCGAATTGGATTTGCCGGGTTATGAGCATGAGGACGATGAGGGGCCAACGGGCCTCCAACTTCCTTACCGTGTTACTATTGATAAAACATCCTCTGAAATTTTGGAAATCCGTCGGTGGTGGAAAGAAGATGATGAACAGTGTCTGCGCCGACAAGTGTTTGTTGATTATATCTTCGTACCCGGCTTTGGTTTCTACGGTTTGGGCCTTTTACATCTTGTGGGTAACACGACGATGGCGTTAACCGCTGGTTGGCGGTTGTGCATTGATAACGGAATGTTTGCTAATTTCCCCGGATTTTTGTACGCAAAACAAGCTGGGCGGCAAAATACCAATGAGTTTCGTATTCCTCCCGGCGGCGGAATGCCTATTGATACGGCTGGTCAGCCTATCCAATCCGCTATTATGCCCCTCCCATATCGCAGTGTAGACGGCCAGTTTCTTAGTTTGCTTGAATTAATTGAAACCAGCGGCCAGCGTATGGCTTCTACATCTGAAACCAACGTTGGCGAAGGCAATGCTGAAGCGCCAGTTGGGACAACAATTGCCCTTATTGAGCAAGCGCAGAAAGTTATTTCCGCTGTTCACAAACGTATGCATGCGGCTCAAGCCCGTGAATTTCAGCTTCTTAAGGATTTGTTTAAAGAATGCCCAGAAGCATTTTGGGAAAATAACAAATATCCAGCTTATCAATGGACGCCAGAGACGTTAATAACAGCTTTGGATAATATTAATTTAGTCCCCGTTGCTGACCCTAATACGCCGTCTCATGCTGTGCGCATCCAAAAAGCAATGGCAATTAAACAATTACAATCTCAAAACCCAACGCTTTACGACCCTAAAAAAGTTGATGAACGCATTTTGACGATGCTTGGGATTGAAGATGCGATGGATCTGTTTGTCCCACCAATGCCTCAAGGGCCACCGCCTCCTGACCCAGCATTGATGATGGCACAAGCTAAAATGATTGACTCGCAAGCCAAAATGGCGGAAGTTAAAGTAAAAGCTGTTGACGCACAGGCTGACGCCCAGAACCATGCGGCTGACAGAGAAAGCAAAGAGCGGATTGCCATGTTGCAATTGGCCCGTGAAATTGCAGTTCATCCGGAGAGTGCTTCTACGGCGGAACAGTTTATTAAACCGGATATCCAAAATTTAGTTAGAAATCCTAACGTTTAATGCTGGACGCAGCAGGAGTATAAAATGAGTGATCACAAGAAAGAAGCAAAAGCAGCATCCGCCGCAAAAATGCAGCGCATGGGCCTTAAATTAGACGACGGCAGCAAGTCGTTTACGGACGAACGCGGCGGTTCCCCTTTTGAGGGTTTGAACAGCGGCAATGCTGGTAAATGGCCCGTTACCCCATCACGTTTTAAACGCGGTGGTAAAGTTGGCAAACACGCTGATATGGAAGGCCACAAAGCCCATAAGAACCTTGGGAAAGCGCCGCGTAAGGCTGCTGGCGGTCAAGCTTCTGGCGTTCCACTCCCGCATCCGGGCCAACGCCGTGAACCTGTTCCTATGCCTCCTACTCGTTCTATTGCGGACGAATACGCAGCATATCACCCAGATGAGCCAAATGATTTGGGCGCAAGCAGCAGCTATGCCCGTGGCGGAATTACGGGAATGAATCCAGCCGCCCGCAAAAAAATGGTTGGCGCTATGGTTGCACGTAAAAAAATGGCGGGTATGCCATCTGCTGCGCCGTCAAAGGGTTTAATGCCATCGACTAACCCTTATCCATCTTCTGGTCTTATCCCAATGCGTAAAAGCGGTGGGGCCGCAAAACACACGGATGAAACCCAAGACAAAAAGTTAATGCACAAGGTTCTTAAAAAAGAAGCATTTAAGGCAGACGGCGGGTCAACTGGACGTCGCCGATATAATCAATTAGATGAACTTGATCAAATGTTTGCTCCTCTTCGCAGACATCAACAAGCAACACAACAAGCAGCACAAATAAGAAATACATTAAGAAATCAAGCAATGAATGGCGTATTTGGGCCAGAAGAACAAAAGCTTGAAAGAAACCGTTCTGAAAACGCATCCTTAACTTCAAGTGGTTTAAAACGCGGCGGCAAAGCTATGCACCACGCAGATTGCTCATGCAAAATGTGCAGTGGTGGCATGGCTGAACGCGCACACCGTGCAACTGGCGGACGCACAAAGGGTAAAACCAATGTCAACATCATTATTTCTCCGCAATCCGGACAAAGCCAACAGCCTTTGGGCGCTGGTGTTGGAATGGGTCAGCCTCCTGTCCCGCCAATGATGCCCCCAATGGGTGGCGGTATGCCTCCAATGCCTCCGGGCGGCGGAATGCCTCCAGCAGGTGGCGCACCACAACTTCCTCCGCAGCTAATGGCGGCTCTTGCTGCCCGTGGCGGCGCTGGTGGTCCTCCTATGCCCCGCAAATCTGGTGGTCGCGTAGGTCAAGGAATGCCAAAATATCAAGAAAAAGATTACGGTTCCGGGTCTGGTCTTGGTCGTTTGGAAAAGAAAAAATGGCCTACAGCAAACGGAACTGAATAAGGAGTCTTATGGCTGGACTTGACTTGCTCCTTTACCGAAAATTAGAGGAGCGCATTGAAGAAGAAAGGGAGAAACAATCAGAGAGCATTCTGAACGGTTTCTCCCAAAACTATGAGGACTATAAGAACCGCGTTGGATATTTAAAAGGACTATCCGACGCACTTATCTGGGCGAAAGAGACGATGGATGACATCGTCGGCATTGATAGAAAAGCGAGATAAACGATGAAGACTGCGACTATGAAGATGCTCCATGCGGCTGACCCCGCAGCGGAGTTAAAAAACGCTATAGGTGACATTTCCAAAATTAAGGTAATGCACAACAACATTCTCTGCGCTGTATATAAACGGCCAGAACGCACGGCCTCCGGCCTTTACCTATCAGACGGTATCCGCAAAGAAGACGAATATCAGGGCAAGGTAGTTCTTGTGCTGAAAAAAGGTCCTATTGCGTTTGTAGATGATGACAAAACTGGCTTTGCTGGACAAAACGTGAACGAAGGCGATTGGATTGTGCTTCGTTCGTCGGACGGTTGGAAATTGAACATCAACGGTGTTCTTTGCCACGTCATTCAAGATGTCCAAATTAAAATGGTCATCCCAGAGCCAGATATGGCGTTTTAAGGAGGTATAAATGTCAGAATTAGAAGCTGCTGAAGTAACAGTTACAACCCCCAATGCACCTCAAAACATAGATTTTGACCTTGGTGCAACGCAAAATGAACCCGTTGCAAAAGTTGAAACGCCTAAACAAGACGATGGCGTTGAACTTTTAAAACGCCAATTAAGTGAAAAACAACGTGAAGCTGAAGAAATTCGTCGTCAAAAATTTGAGGCGGAACGATATGCTCAAAAAGCCCAACAAGAAGTTAAAACATATCAGGTTCAGGCTCAAGACAATCAATTAACGGCATTTGTTAACGCAATTGCCAGCTTTGAGCGTGATGCTGAAATGCTTGAGCGGGATTATGCTAACACTTTATCAGAAGGTGATTACGCAAAAGCCGCCAAATTACAGCGCCAAATGGCACAAGTTGAATCAAAACTTATTCAATTGTCTCAAGGCAAAGAAGCTGTTCAAGAAAAACTTAATTATGAGCGGCAAATGCTTGAGCAACAACGCCGTCAACCGCAACCGCAGTACGAACAACAGCCTACTGACCCAATTGAAGCGCAAATTCAATCGGTTAAAAGCCCAACTTCACAAGCTTGGCTGCGTTCTCACCGTGATGTTCTTGCTGATCCGGTCAAAACAAAACTTATGACCGCCGCACATTATGAAGCTGACGCTCTTAATATTCAACCAGATACCCCAGAATATTTTGCACACATTGAAAGCAAAGTTTATGGCGGTGAACCTGTACAACAAACTGTACAACAACCCCGCCAACGCCAAGCTATGGCGGCTGCACCCGTTTCGCGCACCAATTCAGTGCAAACTTTCCGTGCTGGTCAACAAGTTACTATGACCTTAAGCCCTGCGGAACGTCAAGCTGCCCGCGATATTGATATGAGTGACGAAGAATACCTTGAAGCTAAATTATATTACCAACAAAAGAACATGTTGTGAGGTAATCCATGTCAGAAGCAGTCAAACGCGGCCCCGGACGGCCATCTAAAGCCCCAATTACAGAACAAATGGAACAAAACATGACCGAATTACGCCAAAATGACGCCCCAGAGTTGGGTGTAGCCCCAGTTACCCGTGGCCTACGTGAAGCTGCGCTTCGTGCTGAAGAATTGCGGGCCAGAATGAACGATGATTCAATGGACCCATCAATGTATGATGAGTTCTACATCGATCCACGTAAGATTCCAGAAGGTTGGGATTACAATTGGAAACGGGAATCCATCGCGGGCATGACAGATGAACAGAATATGCTTGAAATGCGGTCTGGCGGTTGGGAACCAGTGGATACCCGCCGTCATCCGGACATGATGCCTATCGGTCATAACGGTGCAATACGCAAAAAAGGCATGATTCTTATGGAACGTCCTAAAGAAATTACCGCAATTGCTCAGGATCGGGAACTTTCTACCGCCCGTGAATTGGTTAACCAAAAGGAAAAGGCGTTGGGCATTGCTCCAGCAGGTACTTTTGAGCGTGACCGCAAGCAAACGGGCATCCGTAAGTCTTACGAACCAATGCAGGTTCCGCGTACTTAATAAAAAAGGGGGCTTCTGCCCCCTTTTCCCTATTGCATAGTATTTATTACAGTGTTATAGGAAAAGTTATAACTCCATTACGCGCCGTAGTGGGCTTCCCCATGTTGGATAAATTAAGACGCGCCGTCTGATTTTATCCTACTGAAAAGGAGCGACCTATGGCGAACACTTCTGCGCCCAATGGTTTCGTACTTGCAGGGTTTCTGGACGGACGTAATGGTTCATTGGGCCAATCGGCGTATCAGATCCAATCTGGCTATTCTTCAAACATCTTCTCCGGTGACCCCGTACAGATTTCTGGCGGTTATGTAATCGCTGGCGCTGGCGGCACGACTGCCGTTCTTGGTGTCTTCATCGGTTGCGAATACTACAATTCGTCCGTAAACAAAGTTGTCTGGTCGCCTTACTGGCCCGCCAGCACGACCGTACCATCGGGTACGACGATTACGGCTTACGTAATTGTTGACCCACAAGCTACGTTTAACGTTCAGTCGTCGGGTTCGGCAGCAGTTACTCAGGCTCAAGTCAACTCAAACATTGACTACGCTGGTAATTCGCCTTCTTCGCCAGCCGCTTACCAGCTTCTCACTGGTCAGTCGACGGCTTACGCCAACCAAGCCAACATCAGCACGTCAACGACGTATGCTTTCCGTATTCTTTCGCTTGTCACTGCACCTCCGGGCGCAAACGGCACGGATACGACCACTGCGTACAATCGTATCATCGTTGCTTTCAACAACCAGTCCTTCCGCCTGACGGCTGGGTCGTAATAGGAGTAAGTTCAAATGGCTATTAATCTCAGTCAGATTCGTGACCTTCTCCTTCCCGGCCTCCGTGGAGTTGAAGGTAAATATTCGCAGATTCCATCCCAGTACGACAAGGTGTTTGAAATCACCAAGTCGAACATGGCTTTGGAACGCACCGCTGAAATGCGTTACCTTGGTCTTGCTCAGTTGAAGCAAGAAGGTGGTAACACGCAGTTTGATAACGCTGCTGGTGAACGTTACGTATACAACCAAGAGCATAACGAAATTGCGCTTGGTTACGCGATCACCCGTAAGGCTATCGACGACAACCTCTACAAGGCTCAGTTCAAGCCAACCAACCTTGGCCTTACTGAATCTTTCCATCAGACCAAAGAAATTTACGCGGCTAACGTGCTTAACACGGCAACCACGTACAATGCATCTATCGGCGCTGACGGTGTGGCACTTTGCTCCACGTCGCATCCTATCGATGGCGGTCTGACGATTGCTAATACCCCAACTGTACAGGTCGATCTGAACGAAGCAACCTTGCTTAACGCAATGGTTTCTATCCGCCAGAACTTCCGTGATATCGCTGGCATCAAGATCTTTGCCCGTGGTCGTAAGTTGATCGTTCCTCCTTCACTTGAGCCAGTTGCTATTCGTCTTACGAAGACGCAGCTTCGTCCGGGTACGGCAGATAACGACACCAATGCGATCCTCTTTACGGGTGGCGGTCTGCCAGAAGGTTACATGGTCATGGACTTCTTGACCTCCAACTATGCTTGGTTCCTCTTAACGAACATTAAGGGTCTGGTGTATATGGAGCGCATTCCATTCGAAATGGACATGCAGGTCGATTTCACGACAGATAACCTTCTTGTTAAGGGCTATGAGCGTTATTCTCTGGGCTATTACAACTGGCGTTCTATCTACGGTTCGTTCCCAACTTCGTAAGTTAAAGGAGAAGTCAACATGGCTATTACAGGCTACTCCGGACCGCTTATGGTATTTGGGCAGAGTCCGTTTACTCCTAATGAGTACAACCCGGACATCGGTGGCTCATCTATGTTCTATGCTGGTGCGGGGATCATGGACCCCCGCACTCCATTCACCTATCTACCGGGTGAGGCACAAGCAGCCGCTGATTTTGGCTGGTTGGGTTTTGACAACATCACGACGATTAATGCTGTTCCTTATACCAAGGCGGCTGGTGCAATCGTTACTTCCGCAAATGCTACCAGCGCCACTTTGACGCTGAATAGCAGCAACAGCGCTACGACGGGCGTCTACTATTCGACGAACTTTGTTCGTTCGGATACGGGCGCAACTGACACGGTTCTGGCTACGGACGCCTACACGTCGGTCACCGCATCGTTTTCAAACGGTGTTATGACCATTACCGCGAACTCAGCAATGCCAGTTACGGCTGGTATGGTTGTTATTTCGACGGCGGGTACGGTGTCTCAGGGCGTTGCGGCTGGTACACAGATTGTATCTCAGTTGACGGGCGGTTCTGCTGGTCAGGGCGTTGCTGGTACTTACCAGACTAACAGCAACCTGACGGCTACTTCCGGCACGGTTACCTTGGCGTATCAGAACGTTCAGCAGTGCATTGTTCCAAACAACGCACAGACTCCGGGTGTTGTGCTTTGGAATCCTGCGGCTGTTGCTGGTCGTGCCGTTGCGGTTACTGCCGCATCAAGTGCTACCGCTACCACCGCTACGGTTTCTGGGTATGATTGCTACGGTTACCCATTGGTTGAGGCTATTACCCTTACGGCTGGTTCTCAAGTTTCGGGTAAAAAGGCATTCAAGTACATCAAGAGCGTTGTTCTCAATGCCGCTGATGCCACCCATGCTTATTCGGTCGATACGACGGACGTTTTTGGTTTCCCAATTCGTTCGGACGCATTTGGTGACATTTTGGTCAACTACGCAACGTCTTTGACGGCTACTACGTTGATCACTGCCGCCACCAACTACGTCGCATCGGATCGCACCACCGCAACAAGCACAACTGGCGACGTACGCGGTACGTTTGGCGCATTTACCTCTGGTACGGGCGCTAACAAACTGATTGTTCGTCAGTCTCCACAACCTTATATGGTCCAGACCGCTAATCCGGGCCTGTTTGGTGTCACCCAGTATAGTAACTTTTAAGGAGTAGACCATGAAAGGTCATAAGCATCACGAAATGCATGGTGAACACCACGCCCACGGCGGTCACGTTCATCATATGGTAAAGAAGCACTCTATGCATTCGATTAAGCGCGCAGCCCACAAAAAGGGCGGCAAGGTTGAATCGCCAATGCATGGTGAAGTAGATAGCGACGAAACCCCACACGACGTGTACGCTGGCGCTAATTCGCCAACCGTACATGAAGGTGGCGAAAAGCATGCTTCGCGCAAACGTGGTGGCCGTACTCACAAGGCGCACAAGCACCTTGAGATGCATGGTCATCATGCTCATCACCGCCTTGACCGCCCTGCCCGTAAGTCGGGTGGTGCAGTTGGCGGCGCTGAAATGCGTCCATTCTCTGCTGCCAACAAGGTTAAAACCCCTGCTGGCCGCATGGTGGAGCCGGGGGAGTCGTAAGCCGTCAGCATCATGCTGATGGCGGCGGAGCGAAGTGGATTCAGGGTGCTATCAAGCATCCCGGCGCACTTCACCGACAACTTCACGTCCCGGCTGGGGAAAAGATCCCCGCCAAGAAATTGACCAAGGCGGCACACAGCGAGAACCCTACTCTTGCTAAACGCGCCAGACTTGCTCAGACGTTGAAGAAAATGCACGATTAAGTGGGGGGCTGCGGCCCCCTTCTTTCTTCGGAGGACCATATGACTGCTGCATGGACAAGATCAGAAGGCAAATCCCCATCCGGTGGCTTAAACGCCAAAGGTCGGGCTTCATATCATTCTGAAACGGGCGGAACCTTAAAGGCTCCAACCAAAGATACGCATAACTCCCGGCACAAGTCATTTTGCAGCCGGATGGAAGGGGAACGTGCCAAAATGACCAACATGAAAAACAAGCACGACCCAGAAAGTCGCATTAACAAGGCTTTAAGAAAATGGGGTTGCTAACATGGTTGTAGGTTTATCATTCGGTGAAATTGTCAATGTTATCCTTTCCGGCATTATTATTATTTTGTTGGTGCAAAAATAATGGAAAAGAAACCATTCTGGGAACATCCCGCTGAAAAAGATGCTCATCATAAGCATTTGACGGCAAAACAGAAATCCACTGCAAAGGCCCATGCAAGAGCGGCTGGCCGTCCTTATCCAAATGCTGTCGATAATATTGCAATTGCACGTAAAAAGGGTAAATAATTATGACCAGTCAAGCCTTTGTTATTAACGATTCCGTTACCAAACGTGGTGTAACTGAGCCATTTGAATTGCAAGTTTCCCGCAATCAAATTACGGGGCATTCGACCTTAAGTATTTTTGGTTATCAGGCGGCGATCCCAACCTCTGGTTTTATTCCAGTATGGGAAAATGCGACTGCCTATGCTTATCCCGCTTCCGCTATCACAATGACGCTGCTTAGTTCGTCTTCGTCGGATGCTGGTGTTTCCGTTTTAATCAATGGCCTTGATGCAAATTATAATCAAATTTCTGAGACGATTGCGTTTACGGCGGGTAATTATACGGGCGTGAATACGACCAATAGCTATTTCCGTATTAACAGCATGGTTGTAACAACCGTTCCCTCCGCTGGTTCGTCTAATGCTGGAACAATTAAACTTCAAGATACCGGCAAAACAATCACTTACGCCCAGATCAACGTAGGTATTGGCCGCACTCAATCAGCCATTTACACGGTTCCAGCGGGTTACACGTTTTATCTAAAACGCGCTCAAGGTTGGACGAACATGGTTTATACCTCTGGTTCGTATGGCACTTACCGCACATGGACTATTAATTCTGCTGGCGTTAATTCGTTAGTTACTCAGCGCCCATTCGTTGCGAACTTTGTCAGCGAACGTTGGTACCCAAACTCATATGGTCAAAAGACGGATATCCAGTGGCAAATGTCGGCAACTGGCACCGCATATGCTGCTGGCTTTACGGCTGAAGGCATCTTAGTAGCAAACGACGGTACTAT